CACCGATTGCGCCCGGCTCTTCTTGTCATGCACCGGCACCACCTCGACGATCGAACAGTGGACGCCGCGCTCCTTCATCCGCTTGCGCAGGAAGGGGCCGATCGACTTCGAAATATGGCCCTTTTCCGCCCACCAGAACAGCGGCTTGTATTTCTCCATCAGGTCGATCATCTGCTCGACGACGCGATCGGTCGGGATATGCGTCCACACCAGGTCGGGCATGATCCAGATATTGTGGTCGCTGTCGAAGCCGACGACCATCAGGCAGGTCTTATCGCGGTCCTGGGTGGTCGACACCGCATGATCGGACGCCGCGTAAAAGCGCAGCTTGTCGGGCGGCGGACACTCGCCGCGGCTGTAGGTCATGATCTTGTCGGCCTGGAAGAAGTTGCCCTTGTCGGGGGTCGGACTGCCCTGGTAGAGCGCCTGGAAGCCGCGAGGGTCGGCGGCGCGCATCGATTCCAGGTAGGCCACAGGAAAACGCTGCGGCCATAACGCCTCGCCCTCTGGCCTACCCAGTGGATCACCGGCGCCGAGAGAAAGCGCCGGCAGGTCGATGATCCGCCATTTCGGGCCTTCAACAGCCGAGTAATCGGGATTACGCGGGTCCGTCAAACGGCCGACCAGGTCATCCTCATGCCAGCGCGTCTGAATGATGACGATCCAGCCGACCGAGGACAGCAGCCTTGTCTTGGCGACCTGGTTGTACCAGGACCACAATTTGTTGCGGGTGACGACCGAATCGGCCTCGACCCGGTCCTTGATCGGGTCGTCGATCAACAGCCCGATCGAGCCGCGGCCGGTGATGGCGGAACCGCGGCCGACGAAGAACACCTTGCCATTGTCGGTGGTCTCGATGCGATCGACCGATGCGGTGTGCAGTTCGACGTCCGGAAACACCTGCCGGTAGAGCGGATCCTCGATGATCTGGCACACTTCGCGGCCAAAATCCCAACTGAGCCGGTCGGCGTAGGTGGCCAGGATGATGTCCTGGTTGGGATGCCGGCCGAGGAACCAGGCCGGGAAGAAGCGCGATGACAGTTGCGATTTGCCGTGCCTGGGCGGCACGTTGATGATCAGCCGCGGGATCTGGCCCGCTTCGACCTGCTCGAGGGCCGCGGCGATCGCCGCATGATGCCGGGCAATCACATATTGCGACTTGTTGACGTCATCCAGATGGTCGGGATCCGGCATCATGAAACGGGCGAAATCGATCAGGCTGCCGCTGGCGGTCAAAGCCGCCTTGCGGCGCTTCAGAAGATCAAGATACCGCTTGTCGTCGGGCGTCATTTCTTCTTTTTGCTCGTCTTGGTCTCGGTCTCTTCCTCGTCCTCAGCCTCTTCAGCCGGGGCCGCGGCTGGCTCAGGATCCGGCTGGTCGGCGCTGGATTTGGTCCAGCCTTCGTCGCGGTAGACCAGATCGGCCTGGGCTCTGAGCGCACCGACGGCGCCGTCCTTGCTGGATTTGTTGCGGTACTGGTCGATCAGTTCGCTGACCGCGAGCTCGAAGTCTTTCATGGGTTCCTCCTTCGGAACGGTTGGTGACTGCTTGACTTCCAGAAACGTAATCATGGCGCAAGCTTCGGCAGTTCGACGCCAGGTACCACGACGCCGATCAGGTTAAGCAACGCGATAAGACAGATAATCACCGCGATCACCGTGGCGATGACATTGATGATGTTCTTAATGGTCGGATCAAGCGGCAGGGCATTGGCGACGTAGCGTGCCGCCCACAACACAACGCCTGCGATGATCAGCCAGATGATCAGTTCAATGAGAGCGCGGATCATTTCTTGCTACCTCCTTTGCCATGCCCCTGTCCCGGATTGCCAGCCGTGCCGGGATGACCGGGAGACGCGGGGGCTGAATTGCTGAAACCGGGTGAACCGGGTGGACCCGGTGGTCCAGGCGCTCCCGGAGTTCCGGGTGCACCAGGAGAACCAGGAGCACCAGGAGCACCTGGGGCGCCAGGGGCACCGGGAGCGCCAGCAGGACCAGAACCGCCACCACTGCTGCCACCTCCATTGCTGTTGCCGCTGCTATTGGCAGCCGCCTGGTCTGTCGCCGACACGGCGGGGCCGGTTGGACGCCTGCACAACTGGTGCGTATTGACATGCCGTCGCCGGAGAAGTCGACATTGATCCTCGCTGAACTCAAGACCCGGCACGTACAGGTTGACGCAGCCAGCAAGCAGAAGAGTCGGAAAGATAAAAACATATCGTCGTCTCATTGCCTTTTCTTCTGCGTCTTCGGCGGCACTGGCGGGCAGCCGAGACCGTCAACGTTGACCCCCGTCTGGCGGAGCACCCGGCATTGGTCCGGGGTGAACTTGACCGTTGCCGCCATTGTCATCGCCATTGCCACGCTGCAGCATCCGGTCAGCGATAAGCTTGAGAGCTTCGCAATAAGACTCGATCTCTCCCGCGTCCGGTTCATGGGTCAGGATCACGGAGACAGCCCATCGGTCTGTTCCCTGGAAGGCGAACCCGGAACTGATTCCCCACATGTCAGGACCACCGCGTTGCTGCACATGTCTCAAGACACACCCGCTGATCTGGCTTGCTGTCTCCTCGTAGGTCGACATGAACCTGTCCAGCAGCTTGTCGTCGTCCAGCGCCTTCCAGATCACGTAGACCGGCACTCCAATGATCACCAAGAGCGCGATGATCAGCACGTTGGTGAGGGTTAACCCCTTGACGGCATTGACCCATCCGAGAATCCTTCCGTCACCCGGCGGTGTCTGGTTCTGGCTCGGTGGCGGGCTTGGTGGCTGGTTCGTCATAAGGTTCGATCTCGCCGCCCTCCTCGATGTAGCGGAGCCAGTCGCCGACCTGACTGTCCTCGGTCAGCCACCATTCGGTGCCTTGGTCGTCAGTGGCAATGACCCGTTTCGGGGCACCCGGCATGGTCGGGGTGATCTCGTCGGGAGGGGCATATTTCGCTGAGACATAAGGCATGGGTCACATCCTTGCATTGAAAATTAGTGCCTGATTGCCACGCGTTGTCTGGCTAGCTCCAGAGGCTCCAGTTTCAGCATAGTTCACTGCAAACCCAGCGCCGCCGCCCGTAATGCTCGGTGCCACTCTCATGCGTGGATAGGTATAGGTTATGGCGCTTCCAGTGACCGGAACGATGCAGGTGAAAGTATTCCAATACCGCTGGCACGCCGCCAGTTCACTGGCGTAGTCGGGCGTCTGCCACTGGGGGGCCTTGCCGGTCGCCTGTGGGTCGGCGTAGAGGCCGACACGGGTCACTTCGTAGGTCTGGTTGGCGGCTGACATGATGTTGCCTATCCCTGCCGCGCCAAGATAGTTGCCCGCCTGCCAAGCGCCTTCAACCGGGGCGATGTAGGTCGAGCCGCACATGGCAACAAATTGCAACAGCAGGCCTCTTGTGCTGTCGGTCGGCCATGTCCCTGTCGTGTCGCCGGGGATCACCAGCACGAACTCCTGCGGCACATTCGCCGCCGTGACCGTCACATTCTTGACATAGGACCGATTGGCGGCGTTGTTGCGCAGCGCAACGCTGACGACCAGACCCGCGACACTGCTGGTCAGCGTAAACCGCAAAACGGCCTGCCTTGCCGCAGCCGTCCCCCAGCCGAAATCAGCGATCTGGTAGCCTTCGATGGGGTGCGCGATATAGGCAATGTCCGTGGCACCGACCGAGGTGTCTGCCGTGCTGCCGGAATTGAAGCGCACACAACGCGGTGCATCCGGCAGGGTCGTTGGCCTGTTGGCGAAGGACGGGGCACCGGACGTGGCAAAGGAGATAAACCATTGATCGGCCAGATAAGTGTTGACGGTCGAGACGACCGTGTCATAGGCCGTCTCCTGACTGACCATCATCGCCCCATTGACGATGCGATTGTACGGCTCCGCCGTCACCACGCCAGAGGTGCCGGTCATCATCCATTTCTCGCCGTCCCAGACATAGGTGCCGCCGCCGGGGGCGAAGTAGACCTGATTGACTGTCGGAGAGTTCGGGAAGTTGAAGCTCATGGCTCACCTCATCTCGTCGGGAGGGGCGTAGCGTACAAAGACATAGGGCATCGTCGTCACATCCTCGCGCTGAAGAAAAGTCTGGCATTCGTTCCATTGGAATAAAGGATATTCGCACGGCCACCCGCCATTGAGCCTGCGGTTGTGTAAGTAAGCATACCGCTTTCTGGACTGGAACCAGCGGCAACAAGGGTTGCGGCAATAAGGACACTGCCAGCATCGTAGACGCCGAAAGCACCGACAGAGGAGAATGCCGGGGATGTTCTCATAATTGGGTTATGGGGAACGAGAGCATAGCCGCCGGTCGTGGAAGTGTCCTTTCCATTCGCAAGAAATTCATAAGTAGTTGATCCTGTTCCTTGCGCTTGGAAGTAACGCCTGCACGCCAGCAGTTCGCTGGCATAGTCGGGCGTCTGCCACGGCGGGGCCTTGCCGGTCGCCTGCGGGTCGGCGTAGAGGCCGACATCGCCCAGAGAGAAGGTGGCCCCGGCGGCAACGCTGCTGACCTGCCCCGCCGCTGCATACTTCTGGCCCGCCTGCCAGCCAGTGACGCCGACATAAGTAGAACCGAAAAACCAGCAGAAATCGATGAACAGGCCAATGCCAGTGTCTTTCAGCCACGTCCCTGTCGTGTCACCGGGAATGACGACGGTGTTGACCTGCCATACGTTACTTGCAGCCTGCGTCCATTGCGCGACATAGCTACGATCATGGGCGCTGTTCTGGATGGCGACGGAATACACTCCCGCAGGCATCGAAGTTGAAAACCGCAGCACGACCTGTCTGGCGTTGACCGTGCCCCATTGCAAATCAGCCGCTCGCAGCCCTTCGATCTTCTGTTCAAAAATACCATTGCTGTTCGCGGCCAGAGATGTGATCGCTGTGCCGCAGTTCAGATAGATGTGCCGGGAGCCATTTGGCGTCAGCGACGCCGTAGAGGCCCGCGCCGTATTGATGGTTCCGGTTGAAAGGCTCCATGAGGAAATCCACTGATCTGCCGAATGATAACCAACATTTGATGCGCTGGATGCAGTTCCGGTATCGCCGTTCTCCTGACTGATCTGCATCGCCCCGTTGACGACGCGATTGTACTTCTCCGCCGTCTTCAGCAAATAGTCCTCGCCGGTCAGGCTCGGCGTGTTGATCTGCACCCACTGTTCGGAATCACCGTCGGCGTACCAGCAGAACAGATTGCCAGAATCCGACTCCCACCAGAGGTCTCCGGGAGCCGGAGACACCGGCGGGCTGTCGGAGACAAGCGCCCGCGACTGGGCCTGGGAACCCGATCCCCAGACGCCGCCAGAAAAGATATATTTCGGCCCTCCGGCAGGCGTGAAGACCTGGCCTTCGACCGGCGATGTCGGGAAATTCATGCCCATCATGCACCCCCTTCCAGTATCGCCAGCCGTGTCTCCAGGTCATCGATGCGGTTGAGCGCGTGCGTCAGCGCCGCCCACAGCCACGGCGTTCGCTTGCCGTAGTCCATGCCCCACGGGTTCTTTTGAGGATCGTCCCATTCATCCGGCGCAAGCGCCGTCTCGTCGCCGCCTTCTGGCTTCGCCTGTGGTGGTTCCTGTGTCGGTGGAACGGCCAGCCGCTTGTCGATCCCGTAGGAAGTCTGCGCTCCCCAGCCAACCTGATCGCCAGCATCGGGATCGTTGTTCCACGTATAGTGTCTAACCGGATCGGCGCGGATGATGGCGGCAGCTTCGGCAGGGTCATAGACTTCGGTGAAGGTCTTCAGCCGCTCGTCAGACGAGGTGCTGTAGGTGGTGGCGCTGGCGGTGACCGCGATGTAGCCGACCTGTGCGCTGCCGTTGGTGATGAACTGGAAGGCGGTTCCGGTGGCCGCTCCGGTGGCGGCGACAAAGCCGTATTCGTTGCCCGCGCCCACATAGATGACCTTCAGGCGGGCGACAGCGCCAAGCCCCGTGTTGCTGAACATGCCATAGGAATTGGTGCCGATAGTCCATGCAGTTCCCTGAGCTTGAAAGGTGATATCGGTACTCGTATTGAGAAGCATGTTCCCGCTGCCAAGCGTTCCTATCTCCGTGCGATTGCCAGCGTTGTTCCAATAGAGATACGATTTGTTCGTTCCGGCTGAAGTTTGACTGTAGAGAAGACCTCCATCTGCTCCGGTGCTTTTGGCAATGCAGGCTGATGTCGAGACAATGCTGCCTGCCGAGACAACCAAGCCATTGCCAATGGTCGCCCCGGCATTGACGGTAAGGTTGCCTGCGCTGACTATCAGTCCGCCCGCAGAGCCGATGCCACCTGCGCCCGCCAAGAAGGAATAGCCGCTGACGTTTCCCGCCTCACTGACGAGGAACATATTGGTGCCAGTGCCGTCAGCCTTGTCATTGATCCTGAACATGTTGCCGCCGCTGGTGCTGAACCCGGCGAACATGTCGGCGCTGGCCGACGCAATGTGGTCGAGTTCTGGATAACTGGTGGAATCCAGAATGTTGATCTGCACCCACTGCTGGGAATCGGCATCGGCGTACCAGATGTAGGTGTTTCCGGTGTCCGAATCGAACCACAGTTGCCCCGGCAAAAGCGGCGCTCCGGGCGCAGTGTCGGCAATCGTCGCGCCGCCGATGATGGTCGCCCAGGTACCGTTCTTGCGCCCGTAGGAGACACCGTCGGAAGGGGCGTCAAGCATGAAACCGGCAGTGCTGGAGGTGGCTGCCGCGTGAAGGCTTCCGCCCGCCAGATTGCCATGCTGGGCCGCCGAAACGGTGCCCGTCATGTTCGACATGGTGGTGTAGAAGCTGCCGGTCTGGCCGTCGAGGAGATCGGCGTCGAGGCCCGATCCGGCACCGTCGACGGTGAGCAACTGACCCAGAATATTCGTCGGCGTGGTGCCGGCGCCGACGGCCGCCGTGACAAAAGCCGTGCTGGCGATCTGCGTCGTCGAGGTGCCTGGCGTCGCTGTCGGCGCGGTCGAGACCCCGGCCAGCGCGAGAGCGCCGGCCATCGTGCCGCCAGTCAGGTTGACCTTGGCATCGAGAGCAAGCTGCAGGCCGGAAACGGTGCTGATCGCCTGGCTGCCGGTGTGATTGATCCGATCAAGGTAATAGAGCCCGTCATTGCCATCCAGCCTGTCGGCGTCGAAGCCGGAACCGGCGCCGTCGATCGACTGGATCAGGCCCGCGACATTGTTCATGTCGAGCACGGCATCCCACTGGGCGGGGTTGAAACTGGATGCAGTGACCGTGGATTTGGCCCTGTAGAGCCGGTCGGTCTGCCAAACATACTCGCCGATCGCGTAGTCGCTGGTGGGGACGAAATAGGGAATGGCGACAAGGTCTTGAGGGTTCTTGCCAGCGTCGATGACGCCGATCTGCCGGTCGGGAAATGAAACGTACAACTCACCGACTTCACGGCTTCCAGTCGCGGGGCGCTGGCCTTTTACCGACGATCTTAGAGTTTGGACTCGACTAGGAGGCATATGCCTGTATCCTTCTGTTAACTTAACAGGAGTTCGCCATATGGCTCGACCCAGGAAAGCTATTCTTGACCGTATTCAGGATGAGTTTCGGCATGATCCGGAGACAGGCGAATTGTTCCGCCGCGTTGGCACGCTGAGTGTTTCCAAAACCGGCTATGAGCGCCTGAATGTCTCTATCGACGGCCAGCTTTTTCTGGTTGCGCACGTCATCTGGTTTCTGGAGCATGGCGAATGGCCGAAGCACATGCTCGACCACATCAACCAGGACAGTTGCGACAACCGTCCGGAAAACCTGCGAGAAATTACGCATGGCGGTAATCTGGCCAATTCGAAGCATCGAAAAAGGCCATTGCCGACCGGAGTTTACATCAAACGCGGGCGTTTTCAGGCGCGGATCAACAACAAGGGAATCCTTGTCGTCCTTGGCAGCTTCAATACCCCGGAAGAAGCCGAAAAAGCCTTCATCGCTGCTCATTTGCAGCGGTTTGGCGAGCACAGCCGATATTTCGAAGGCAAGCGTCAACAAAGGTTCTCCTCAGAACTCTCCGCAATCGACAGAGAGAAAATCAGTTAAAAGCGCGAAAGCCGTCGAATCCTTGCCGTCGAGGAAGTCGGCATCCAGCCCGGAGCCGGTGCCGTCGACGGTCTTGATGCTGGCCAGGATATCCGCCGGAGCCAGAGCCACCGGCTGCCATGTGGCGTCCTCCCTGACGTATTGCTGGCCGTCGATGGGGGCCTCGGGGAGACCCGACGCATCGCTCCAGGCGGTCGGGTACCAGTCGCCGCCGGGATCCTGGACGGCAATCACGTTGCCGCTCGACGGGTCGAGCAGGGGCACATGAAGGGCGTTCCGGAAGGCTTGCGAGGTCGCCATCAGGTCACCGTAAAGGTCAGTTCGTTGGAGACTTCCGCACCACGCTCGACATGCACCGGCACCGAACGCGGTGTCGGCCCGAGGGTGACGGAATCGGTGGTGATCTGGCCGCTCCAGACGTAGTTCGTCGCCACCTGGCCGCCGTCCCAGACGATGACGTCCCCTGGCTGCAGGTCGACGCCCGCCACGGCGACGGAGACGCTGGTGTTGCGCGTCCCGCTCGACGGGCTGAGCGAACTGATGGTGATCGTCGGGGTTGGCGCGATCACGGTGCCGCCTCCGGGAGCGGCAGCCTGCAGCCAGGTGAT